TCACTTAATAAGCACTTGTATAATGTTTTCGGAAACACGCTTCAACACACGGTATCCTTTTGCAGAAGCGGTGGCTACACCCTCATCGTTGGAGGATACACGTCCATTTACTTGTGCAGTTCCATCATCGCGCACAAGCAGCTTTCCGATCATTCCGACAGGGGCCCATTCTGGTCTGTGTTCCCGGCTAACATACTCTTGTTCAGGATTCCAATCAGGATTAAGGACGGGGACGATATCATAGTGCTCCGGAGAAACTTCGATTTCCTCCTCCGTTTCATTCCCTTCGGAATCAATATTGGTAATAGTGTTTTTGACAGCAGGGATAAGAATCTCTTGATACTGAATCCGTCCCCACTCGTCAGTTACATACTTTTCCTTCCATGCTTCATAGGCATCACCTATGATAGCAGGGGTGGCGGACACAATCCCCAGGATATCGTCATCCTCAGATGTCGCTTTCCGGATATTTTCTCCATCCAGGGCAACAAAGAATCCTACGCGATCTTCTTCCTCAGTATTACCATCTAACCACTCGAAGTATTCCGCGTAGTCAGCACCAGTGGAATTGTAAGCTCCATCTGCGTAAGTTGTTCCGTTGAATAAGACTTTAAAGGCATTACTTTTTGCGTATATTGTACCATTGCCTATAATTAATGCTTCTCCAGAAGCATTGTATGCAGTATCTGTTATTGTAGTTGATCCAATATTGAATATACCAATAGCAGTTTGTGCATATCGTGCCTCTGTTCCAAGTCCACCTGCATGAGAGTAATTTCCTGTTGCTCTTGTAGAACCGTTTTGAGCATGAGAAGAAATTCCTGATGCGACTGAATTATCTCCCTCTGTATGAGAATTTGACCCAGAAGCTCTTGTTGAATCGCCTTCTGAATGTGATCTATGACCTAATGCCTCAGAAAAATTTCCTTCTGCATGAGAAAAGTTACCATATGCTTGTGTATAACTTCCTTCTGCATGTGATGCTGTTCCTAACGCCTTACCTCCACTTCCTTCTGCGTGTGACCCCCATGCAGAAGCTAGTGTATAACTTCCCTCTGCGTGTGATGCTTCCCCTCTAGAGGTAGTCAATATTCCTTCTGAATGATTTGCAAGTCCTAATGCAATTGTCGTTAATCCTTCGGCATGAGCACCTTTTCCAAATGCTCCGCATCCCACACCTTCTACATGTTGACCTCTTCCATTTAGATAATCATAAGATTCGTTATATGGTATTATGATCCCATATCCACCATCAGCATTTGCATTTGGTAGTCCATCAGCAATAATTACTGTATTGTCTTCTGGAAATGATACTATTGTTGTTCTAATACACGTAGCAATTGGATCAAATTCAGAAAGATAAGTTACTACAACATCTTGACCAATTGTGTATCCTTGTACTTTATAGGTGTCTTCACCCACTATAGTAAGATAACATTCATTATAGGCATTACCAATCCTTAAAGGCTCCCCTATTTCTCCATTTGCAACTATATTGGCTGCACCTTCTGCATGAGAAGAATGGTCATTGATATAATTTCCTGTACCTTCTATATGAGAATATCCACCGTTAATCTCTACGCTATTTAAGCGTCCCTCTGCATGGGTGGCGGTTCCTTTATTAAAATTAAACCATCCTTCCGTATGAGAATACGGGCCTGTTGATATATTTCTAGACCCTTCCACATGGGAAGCTTCTCCAATAGCTTGGTTATCCGCCCCTTCTGCCAAAGAAGCTGCTCCTGACGCTATATTATTAGTCCCTAAAAGAGTCGAATTGGCGCCTGTTCCCGAAGGGACTCCAGCAGCATATTGAGTAATAGCAGCGCGAACAAAAGCAGCTGACGCAGCGGTGGTATCATTTGTGGATGTACCAGCTGTGGGCACTTTAGGGGAGCCAGTGAAAACAGGAGAATCCAAATTAGCTTTTACACTAAGGGCGCTTTGTACAGATGCATCGACATAGCCCTTATTGGCAATATCGGTAGCATCTGAAGGAGTTGCTGCCCGGGCCCGGCCGTTGGCGTCTCGTTTGACCAGCGTTCCAGCCGTTGCTGCGTTGGTGGCTGCATCGACTGGAGCCAGCCGCGCTTCATGATCTGCAATATTTCCGCGGAAGGCGTCATGGTCATAGGCGGTGAAGTACCGCGCCACTTTCGTTCCCGGACTCCATGCTCTTGCTGTTGTTCCGTTGAAGCCACGGGTGACCCCGGTCAAGCTGTTGCCGGATTTGCCCGTATACAGGATGGTTTCCGGCATTTCATCCGTTCCGATGGTCGCCAGATTCGGAGCCGCAGGAAGGAGAGCCGCATTCACTACATCCATTGATCCGTCCGTTTCCGTAATCGCCGCGCTTAGTTCCGTCCGCGGACTGTTCGGTATTGCCGAATACATCGTTGTTTGCGCCATGGTTCAATGCCCTCCTTAACTAAGCGTCAGTGTCAGATTATTGGCTGATACGGTCAGTCTATCGTTTGTCAATATAGTTCTTGGGTTATCAACGGCGCCGAAAAATAATAAATTTCCGCCGGTTGCCGCATCCTTCAATCCGATATGTGTCACTGTTCCCCAATCCGCCGACGCAATCCCAAACTGTACTTGTGTGCTGTTTTTGAGAACCTGCTTACCCCCTTCAGCTGTTGGGGCAGCGAAAGTAACCGCAAGTCTTGCATAGCCGCCTCCGCTTAGCTCAGTGCCGGTGTCTGCCGCCGTAGGATTGGACGTATATAACGCCACATAGACTGTAGACGGCCGTGTGTATGCGGTGTTCCGAAACACTTGATTCAGAAGCGCAGAAGCCAAATAGTTGGAAATATTCATTGTTACTCCACCTCATATTCGTTTGTTATGGTAAAGCCTGCGAGAGGGCTTGCGCTGATATTGGTCAGCTCGTAAATGGGCGGAGTGGCCTCCATGCCGTCGGATTCAGCGTTGATTACGAACGGAGACGCCGTTAGGACCGTCTCGATAATCCGTTCGGGCCCATAGGCAAACGGATCGGCACATTTGAACGTCAACGTAAATTCTCCGTACCTGCCGAATTGCTCAGCGCCCAGAGAGCCGGTTATTTTGGCATAATAGGTGCGGTCCGGCACATCCGAAAAGATGAGCGGAGAGTATCCAATGGTCGGCTTCAACCAGTTATATATAGCGGATTGGCGTTTTTTGAACGGATCATTGTCCGGAGTAACATCAATGCGCAAGGTAAGGGTACGTTTCCTCCACTCGGTGCCGTAATCAATGACACCCGGCCTGCCGTCTATGTCCTCTTCTGTCTCTCGAAGCTCTGGAGAACCAACCGCATAGGACAGCAAATTAACCCCGAAATCCGTACATCTGCGCGACCGGTAAGTAAAGATATACGCCATGCTTACGCCCCCCCTCCGGTTAGTTGCTTGCGCAGCAGCTCGGCAGTTTCAAACCCGGATGCGCGGACAGTCTCTGTCCAGTCGGTGCCGTCCTCGAATGTTGCGCCGTTCATTTCGATGATTTTTCCGATATGCACCGTTGTAGGGCCAACGCTGGTGCCGGAGCTTACCACTTCAATCAGCGATTTAACCTGCGCCGGCGTCAGCGTTACCTCACCCTGGCGGAGTATGGCAGTCAGTTCATCGGGCATAAGCGTTAAAGCGCTGCGGAAGCTTTGGATGCCGGCAATGCCTCCGCTATGGAACAGCGGCATACCGTTTTTGTACCATGCTCCGTCTACGTAGACTGCGCCTATTTTTGCCCCGAGAGCTTGAGATTCCTTCTGTAAAACGAGCTTCTGGTTAGCATCGGCAGTCCACCAAGCGCTGGCATTTGCTTTCATTTGTGCAATTGCCCCCACCTCTGAAAACGGTACAGTCTGCGTCAGCATGCTGTCAGCCACAGCCATCTCCTGTTTAAAACGCGCCATCTCCGCCATGATCTTGGCATTTGTCGAGACAAAAGCGGCAAAACGGACATCTTCGGTGGCGGCATAGATGGATTGGACATCGCCGTTAAATCCCTCAATGGTCACCTTGATATCGTTATACCAGGATTCAATGTCGTTTTTGCGCTGCTCCAATTTGTTCAACTCCGCGTCACGCGCTTCTTCCAGTGCGGATTTCTGGTCTTCCACGTCCATCTTGCGAAGCTCTTCCGTCAATTCTGCATACCGCTTCTGACCGGCTTCACTTGTTGCCAGATGGTATTTCTCCGCTTCGGCCTCTAATTCCGAACGGCTGCGCTGGCGTTCCGACGCTTCGATTCCTTTGAGCCGCTGATCGTAATAGCTGGCTACCGCCTTTTTTTGCTCATCCAGAGCGTCAAGCTCGGCTTTTTTCTGCTTATCTATGTTGTCAAGCAAGGTCTTGGTGGCATTCCGCGTGCGCTCCTGATGCTCCTCTTCAGCTTCCTTGGCGGCGGATTCCGCCTCCTTGATCAGCTTCATGCGGGCATCATACATAGCCTTATCCGCAGCTTTATACTCGGCGGTATCCTCTTTATAACGGACTCTGACGCGAGTCCAGGCATCAAGCTGCATCTGCGCGATCTCGGATTCAGCCGCTCCTTTTTCCCGAAGACGGCGCTCCTCCATGTCGATCCAGTTGGCAGACACGTCGTACTCAGCCTTGGCTGCCGCTTCTTCATCCTTCAGCTGTTGCACATGAAGCGCCTTTAACTGAAGCTGAAGGGAGCGTGCGTTATCAATACTCTCTTGCAGATATTGTCCATGCTTTTCTTTAATCTGCTGGAGCGCTGCAATTTGTTGCTCTGCAGACTGGTCATACATCTCCGCTTCAAACCGCATGGTGGTCATAGCGGCCTCAAACTGTTCTTTTCGCAGCTCGGCGGCAATTTCTTCCGGAGTTTTACCCGATCCATTGGGATTCAGATTATTGTCCGGTATGGGTTTGTCTGCTTTTGTCGGGAGCTTAAGCTCCTTGTATGTGCCCGATGTGATGGAAGCAATTAGACGGTCAATATCTGCCAGTGTGGTCTGCAGGGTCATTTGCTCATTGACTGCTTCTTCGATATTCTTGTTGGCGCGGGCAAACTGCTTCTCGGTTATGAGATCGTCCACAGACAAACTGCCGGACTGGGCAATCTGGTCCATAGCGGTTTCCAAGCGCTTATAGGAGTCAACCCGGGCTTGCACATAGACAAGCTGCGCTGCTGTTGTATTCCGCAAGTTTTCGAGAAATGCCTTGTTGGAATAGGCGGCAACGGTCACAAGCTCCTTTTCCGCCTCAATCTGCTGATTGACGATACTCATATTGTTGATACGGACCATGCCTTCTTCATCCATTTCGCCAATCAGGCTTGGATACTCCGCTTTTAACTGCTTATAGATCGACAGCGTCTCTTCTTTTTGCGAGTTGTTCAGGGACTCTATGTTCGACAGCTCAACATACCTGTCCCGCAGCTCCTCCATCCGGTCAATATGCTGCACCTTTGCCGACAACGATTCCAGCTCCGCCCGTTTTTCGGACAAAAGCGCAGGCACAGACTCTTCAATTGCGCGAGTCAGCTTCACAATTGCTTCCTCCGCCTTCTCAGCGCCCTGATAGCCCATATCCCGAAGCTTGGCATCGGCCTTCTCCAATTCTTTGTCGAATTCGCGGAGTTCGGACATGGCCATTCCCATTGCACCTATGCCAATCCCTTTCGGCTTAAACGCGTCAATCTTTGCCTGAATATTCGCCCGTTCCTGAAGAACCTGCGTCGTTTCCGAAATTTCCGCACGCATTTCCTCAAGGTCGCCGGCTGTCCGTTTGAGCGGGGACTCATTGAGAGAGTCATTTAATGCTTTATTGGCTTCGGCAAAACGTTTTGTCGCTTCCGCAGCCTCCTGATATTTGCCATGCAAAACGGCAGCCCCTGCGGCCAGTGCGCCGACAGCCAGTGAAATTGCGCCGATAAGCGGAAAAGCGGCATTCGTTGCAATTCCCAACCCCGTTATGGCTACCTTTGCAGCCTCCAACGCCGTCTTCAGCGCCAAAAACGCCACCACTCCCCCGGCAACCAGCGGAGCTATCGTCGTAAAGGCGATAATGGCGCTCTGCAACGACGGGCTAAGAGAATTAAACCCTGACAATATGTGCGTCACGGCCTCTGCTGCCATGCGAATCGCCGGAGCAAATTGATCGCCTACTGTAATGCCGACGCTCTCCAGCGCCCCCTGCAATTGCTTGGTCGACCCCGACAATGTGTCCATCTGGGTTCCGGCCACCAGCTTGGCCGTCCCTCCGGCATTCTTCAAGCTTTCGGTATAGCTGTCAAAGGTGGTGCGTCCCTGGTCAATCAGGGCGATCAAACCGCCGGCGGCGGCATGCCCGACAAGAGTGGCGGCGGCATCCTCCTTCTGAGCTTTCGTCAGGTTGGCAAATGCGCTCTGCAATTGCCCAATCACATCGCCCAGCGGCCGAATGGAGCCGGAGGAATCGGTTGCGGAGACATGGAGCTTTTGCAGATACTCCGCCGCTTCCTTTGACGGCGAGGACAGCGACTCCAAAATAGAGCGGAGAGAGGCGCCGGCGCTTTCTCCCTGGATTCCCGCATCCGATAGTTGTCCGATAGCCGCAACCGCTTCTTCAAGGGATAGCTTCGTGGTCGCAGCAACAGGGGCCACGTATTTAAGCGCCGTTCCCAGGCTGGTTACATTGCTGTGAGTGTCCAGCGACGATTTCGCCAGAACATCCGCTACACGCGCCGTATCTTCCGAAGCTAACCCGAAGCCCTTCAGCGCAGCGGAGGTAATGCCCGCAGAGAAGGCAAGATCGGTTTGGCCGGCAGCGGCCAGGGTCAATACACCTGGAAGGGCAGCCACTACATCCCGGGTCTTCAGTCCGGATTGCGCCATAAGCGCCTGTGCTTCCGCCGCCTGTCCCGCCGTAAATTTCGTGCTTGCTCCAAAAGCAAGCGCCTGATTCCGCAGCGCTTCAAACTCTGTGCCGGTTGCCTGCGAAACTGCCTTGACCTTGGCCATGGATTGCTCGAATGCGGCGGAGGAGGCTATGGATTTTTGGATAAGCGCTGCCATTCCTTTGGCCAATGCCGTATAAGCCTCACCCAAGACGTCGACTTCCGTCCTTATCTTGGACAGGTTTGCCGCCGGCTTTTCGAATTCCTTCATTAGTGTGGCTATATCCCCCTCAGTGGCGCCAAGCTTGCGCATTTCTGCGGTTACATTGGCCAACTGGGCGCGCAACACCTCCGGATTTGCCTTAAGCAAGGCTTCATTGATCCTGTTGATCTGCGCGGCTGAAGCACCTGTGGCAGCCAATGCGGCATTCAGCTTGTCAAACGATGCTGCAGTCAGCGCGCCGTTCAGCTTGCCAAACGACAGCGACGCTTCTTTCCCGGCAACGGAAAGCTCGCGGGCCTTGGTTTTCGCCTTTTCCATACTGGCAAGAAACGAGTTGATATCCCGAAGGACCTTATCCGTCAGCTTTTCTATATTAATGATTTCCGTAATGCTCACCTCCCTAACGCAATGCCCTCCGCAACGCCTCAAAGCCCTCCTCGTCAAACTCCGTCCTGCGGGACTCCGTTGCGATTCCTGCACGCTGCTGGACGCTTTCGGTAAATCTGCACAATGCGGCGGCATCCGCCCCGTTGGACAAAAGGCCGATGCTTAGCTCTTCCAGGGTTTTGCCAGCTTCCATGCGGTTATGGGCTTCGATGACATCGAAGATATCCATAATGTAATACTCCGATTCAAACACCATTTGCGATTTGCCCAATTGGACCGCAGTTTGAATAAAGAACATATCAATGGTTATTGGCTGCCGGCGTCCGGCTTCGCCGGATTGATTCCCAACGGACCCAAGACGCCGCGCACGTTTTTTAGGAGCTCCGCAAAGTTATTCACCTTCGCCGTCTCCAACAGAAATGTGGCAAGCTCATCAAGAGCCCCATTCTGCTCAATCCATTCTTGCTCCAACCCTGTGAGCAGGGCGGTTATGCGTGTTACATCTTCAAGGGATTCCCGAACCGCCACGACAAAATATCCGGCCCGCTCCGACTGCGGCGCCGACAAAACACTGATGAGCAATTGCGGGAGCACATTAATAGTGCTGAACAGCTCGCGCCACTGCGCTATGGTAATTTTGCGCACCGGCACACGTTTCCCTCCGATGGTTACCGAATCCGACCGTACAAAGCGCATAGCTTCCTCTCCTCATGGCAAAGGGAACGGCAAGCCCGTCCCCTCTACGCTGATCTTCATGTGATTTAAGCCTGGGTAATGGTTTCGTCGCCCAGAATCAGAACAATGCCGTTCTCATCCGGAGTGGACCGGAGAGTAATGTTGGTGATGCGTTCATTTTCGTTATTGTACGTATAGGACAGGTCCGTCTCGGAATAGGCAAGGGGAATGGTGACCCAGTAGTCCTTGTCGGTCAGTCTGGCGATGGGCTTAATAACCGCCTTCTTCGCCGTATCCACAAGATTCAGGCCAACTCCCGTATTGATCTGGACCTTGGATTTATCGGCGTTGGTGACAACCGATGCGCCAACCATGATCTTCGGAATGATGGACAGCTCGTACTCCCCAAAGGGAATGGTGACGGAGACATTCCGCCCGGTAATCCGCTTGCCTACAATGGTTTCTCCCGTTTGATCCGTTTTTTGATCACGGTAGGTGGTTTCACTGGTCAGCACAACGCCGCCAATGGTCGTTTCAAACGATACCTTCTCGGCTCCTTCGCCATATTCTACAATACACGGTCCAAGTTCAATCTTATTAATATCCTGTGCCATTTCAATGGTCTCCCTTCGATTCTACATGGTTATTAAAGTAAAATTCAGCGAATACATAATGCGGTTGCTTTCGTCCTTGCCGGTATACCCGGGCGCGGATTGTTCCGCGGTGCATTTGACCACCCGCACTTCGCCAAGCATAAACTCCGACTTGCCGTGAAGTGCCGCATAAACGGCGTTCGCTGCCGCTTCAGCCGTAGCGGTGGATAGAGCGCGCACCACAATTTGAATGCCGGGCTCGGCTTTTTTCGTCCATTTGCTGGGAGCTTTGCCGCCCAATATTCTTGTATACGCACATTCCTCCGGACTGGCGGCGGCAAAATCATTGTCAACAAAGGCAATTTGCGGGACCTCTGTGCGCAAGTAAGAATTTATTTCCTCCACTGTCAACGCCATTTTATCGCCTCCCTGTGACAGCCTCTGCCTTAACGCTTTCTATGCCATCTGCTCACCTCCCTTCGCGCCTGCAATCGCAGGATCACACGCTTTGTCTCGGCAGGGCCGATCCGGCCGTGTCCCTCTCATAACGTATAGGCGCGAGACGGAGGAGAATATCGGTTATGTAGACAAAAAATTATTCAGTCGGCTTACATGGTAGATCACCATCTCTCCGGGGGTTGTATCCCGCATATATTGCGCCGATTGCCTCCGGTTGTGCTGATGGGCCTCCCGGTCACGAAGGCCGATATCCCGCTGGGGTCGCCGCTTCCGCGTAGGAAGTCGATAATCATGTCCGTCAACGCCCCTTTCCTCGGCAATTTTCAGAGCGAGTTCGCGTCTTCTGCGCGCCCGGAATTGAGTTTCCGAGAGGAACGGGTATTCCGTATGGGACACTTTGTACTCGTTCCTGTCCGTAAGCTCCTCATCCAGTATGGCGTTAGCCAATGCCTCCAGCAGGGCGGCATCGCCAGGCAGCGGGCGCGGCCGTTTGCCTTTGCAGCCATTTTGCATCCACTGCTCCATAGCGGCGGATACGCACGCAGAGTGGATCGCCGCGTAATCGGCTGTAATGGCGCGGATCACGCTTATGCGCTCCTCGCGACTGGCTATATCATAAGCTGCACCCTGATACATAAACCGGATCGTGTCGTCGTTCTTGCGCCGCTTCAAGATTTTTTGCAGTGCGGCGGCGGCAAGCTGCGCAGATTGGGCTGTATCATCCTGTGTCATATCGAAGCTTCCCCTCCTTCCACTTCGTTCCAAGAGGCGGCATGGACAACCACCAACTCCTCATAATCCCACCGGCGAAAAGAAGCGGCAATCCGTTCCAACGCCATATCCAGCAGCTCGCTGACGGTATTCTGGCGCACTCCCATAACAAGCGCCGCTTCCTTCTGCGAAAGCTGCCGGCTTCCATATACATAGGCCAGCGCCTTGGTTTGCCTCTCCGTTAGTCCCGCGGACCGGATCGCGCTGTCCAGATCAATGAGAATATCACTGGCCGCAGTATCGCCTTTATACCGTCTGCTGGCAATATGATACTGGTCACAAAGCAGCTCCCGGACGCCGGTTTTATCGTTTAACGCATACCTGGCGGATAATTTGCGCTGATCTTTTTCAATATCCACTTTTACCAAACCCATGACCTCATCTCCCATTGTGCAGAATTTGGATTCCACGCTGCGCAATTCATAAAAAATATATATTGCGCGTATTCACTCATTCTCTTAAATTTTACTCCGCATGGGAATGTATGTTCTGCTTTTTATAGATTCATTCTACCACGCTTGTATTTTTGCGTAAATAGCAATTTTTGCTGAAATGGCAAATGAAATTTGGGATTCTTGGAGGACTACTGCTCGCTCTTACTGCTGCTGCATCGGACTGGTCAAGAGAGGTGTTCGCCTCTGCTTCCCCGACCAATCTCGGTATAATCATATTTGCGGATACACTCCGCCCAATCCCCGCCAATCTCCTCGAAACAGGGATGCAAAAAATCCCACGTAGAGATTACGTAGGATTTGTGGTAAATAATGTGATAGGTAAACGTGTGGCTACGAATCCCTTGCGGATAGTTAACGCGGCTAATTTGACGGGATTTGTATGGCAAAGCAACGTGGAGATGCGAACGCTTAACAAATCGTTGACATATCGCGCCAGTTTATGATACGATATCAACCGTTGACGCTTACGAACAGGATTGAAACAATTGCGCAGCCCTTATAACCGCTGGCTTTGCGTTGTCAGACCGTATCCTGTGCGGTGATACGAATAAAGCGTAGTGAGAAGCGGTGAAACTCCGCAACAGCCAAGCCGGGATGGCGGAATCGGCAGACGCACAGGACTTAAAATCCTGGGGTGGGTGACCACCGTGCGGGTTCAAGTCCCGCTCTCGGCATACTTGATTTTCTTGGGTTCTGGAGGCTTTGACCAAAGTTGAAGCCTACCTGAACAGCCTATGGTTCTGTGTACCTGTAAGCTGCTTTTACGAGCGATTTCACTGCACAGAACTCCCTTGGAACGACTCCTTTTCAGTACTTGTCAAACACAAGTCTGAGGAGGAGTTTTTTCGTGGTACGGGTAAAAAAGATTAAGCAAATGACCGCGGTAAGCTGGCAGGATGCGTTAGGGCAGTTCCTGTTTTTTAAGAAAGCGATTTAAAACAAAACCTGTTTCAACACTTGGGGCAGGAAGATATCAAGCCCTGCACCTTTAATAACCGATTGGTCTATCTTCGGACGTTTTTCAACTGGTGTTTGGAACAGGACTACATTAGTGAAAACCCGCTGTTATCCATCAAGAAGAAAAAAGATGAAGGTCGAATCGTCAATATCCCTGCGGATGTTCTTAAGCATTTGCTTGAGCTGCCGGATAAAACAACCTTCGCTGGCTTGCGTGACCTCGGCCTTATCATGCTGACCATGGATACCGGTTTGCGTCCCAAGGAGGCTTTATTCTTGTCCATCGTTGATTTCAATCCAACCGCTCATGAAATCTACATTACTGCCGCTAACGCCAAAACAAGAGTGTCCAGAACCTTGCCCATTTCGTCACAAACTGTAAAAGTAATACGCTCACTAATCCAAGTCCGTCCTTTAGAATGGAATGAGGCGGTACCCATCTTCTGCTCCTGTGAGGGAAAAAAACTGAACAGGCATACGTGGGGTGACCGTCTTGAAAAGTACAGCGAGATGCTGGGATTCCACATACGCCCCTACGATTTGAGGCATTCATTTGCGTTAGAGTATATCCGCAATGGAGTCAATGCACTGGTACTGCAAAGGACTCTGGGTCACAGTGATTTAACAATGACGAAGCGGTATGTCGCATTAACCAATAATGACCTAAGAGAACAACATGCCGCTGCTTCTCCTTTAAGCAAGTTGCTTCCTGAAGTATCCAGAATTAAAAAGCTTAAGTAAGTCAGGTTCATTCCTACTACAAATTATTGCCGCGGCACAAATAGCCTACCTGCAAATGTGCCGCGGTCCTCCCTGCTTCCCTTCGCGAGACTCTATCCTCCTATCATCCCTAATCACTTAAACATGAATACGGCGTATATAAAGTATATAAACAATACGCTGCATGATATAATGAACTTGAATGGAGTTGATAACCATGGAATTTGAATTGCTCGATCCAAGAGTAGACGTAATTTTCAAGCGAATCTTCGGAAGCGAACATAACAAAGACGTATTGCTGGCGTTCTTGAACAGCACCTTTCGGGAAGCCGGGGAGCCGCCGCTGACGGAGATCGTGCTGCTGAATCCGTATTCGGAGCCAGACAGTCCTGGCGACAAATTGTCCATCATGGATATTAAGGCCAAGACGGCGAACGGGCAGCTTATTAATATTGAACTCCAATTGTTTAACCCGTACCATATGGAAAAGCGGACACTGTTTTATTGGAGCGAAATGTACTATCATCAGATTCCAAAGGGACACAATTACAATACACTAAAGAAGTGCATCACCATTAATATCTTGGATTTCACTCTCCTGAACAATGAGCGGTATCATAGCATCTTTCATCTGCGGGAGGATCATACCGGGATTCCGCTCACCGATGATATCGAGATTCATGTCATTGAATTGTCGAAGCTAGACGAGCATTCTGTGCCGCTGGAGGAAGGCGGACTGGTCAATTGGCTGCTGTTTTTGAAAGGCGTGGACAAATCCAATTGGGAGGTGCTGGCGATGAATGAGCCGATGCTGAAGAAAGCCATGGATACGCTGGAGTTCTTGAGTCAGGATGCCGCGGCCCGGATGGAGTACGAGGCCCGGATGAAGGCTCTAAGTGATGAGAAGTCGCGAATTGAGGGTGCAAGGCTGGAAGGCCAACGTCAGAAGGCAGAAGAAATGGCCCGTGAGTTGCTTGCTCTTGGAGTAGACATCTCTGTTATCTCAAAGGCATCCAAGCTTGTAGAGCAGGAAATCAGGAAGCTTATGCCGCTTCAATGA